AGGAAGTCCGTGCTGATAGCAAAGAAGTATCTCTTCAAACCCGTGTGTCCACTGAGGAAGTCCGTGCTTCAAGTGCTGAATCATCCTTGACAACCCGTGTGTCTAGCGAGGAAGTCCGTGCTTCAAGTGCCGAATCATCCTTGACAGCCCGTGTGTCCAGCGAGGAAGTTCGTGCCGATAGCAAAGAAGTATCTCTTCAAACCCGTATTTCCACTGAGGAAGTCCGTGCTGATAGCAAAGAAGTATCTCTTCAAACCCGTATTTCCACTGAGGAAGTCCGTGCTTCAAGTGCTGAATCATCCTTGACAACCCGTGTATCTAGCGAGGAAGTCCGTGCTTCAAGCGCTGAGTCCTCCCTCCACAGTGCTTTGAGCAGCGAGATTAGCCTTGCCAGGTCATTGGAAACCTCGATTGAGGTTAGATATTCAGGTGAAGTGTTTACCGAAATTAGCATCGCAAGGTCTTCTGAGGTACGTATTGCTACTAAGTTGTCAAATCTTTACGCCTTTTTGTTTGCTGAAGGCTCTGGAGATATGGCTTCACCATACACATATGATGCTTTTGTTCCCACACGTTAAACGTGACGAATAATAGTTGAATATCATAAAATAATTATATCATAAAATAATTATTTTATCAATAAAATATTATATAGTTTAATCAAAACAGGCTTGCCAAGATGGAACTCCGTTTACAATCATTGAATAAACCTCAAGTGTGCGATGATTTTCAACTTCAAAAGCATCATCACCGTCAGGGGCGACAAAGTAACTATACATTTTAACAGAAGGTGTGTTCGTTGAAATAACAATAGTATCTCCACTTTTATTAGTAATAGCATATGTCATACCCTCTCTTGTTATTTCGGGCAAATAAATGTCAATAACTAATTCAACAATATATTTAATACCGATGCCAATTTTATATACTCTGTCATAATTTCTGTTTGGGTCAAAGAAAAAAAACCCATTTTCATTCGAAGGACTTTCGTTATTAATATGATTAAATACAGCAGGCGTTGTAGTAGGTTGTTTGTTATTATAAATATCAATTAAATATTGAACTTTATCCCTTAAACCAGACACTACGTCTATGTCTGAAAGCGAAATCAGACTGGTTGATAAATTTCCATTCGAATCATTATGAACAACACCGGCAGTTGTTAAAGATTTAAAAATAGGTGTGGCACTAGAAGCAAATGTTTTAATACCAGTAATTGTTTCATCCGTGGCAAGTGAAACTTTGGTGGCAATACTGGCAACAATTGTATTACCAAAATCAGCGTTATTTTGTAGAGCAGCGGCAAGCTCCTGAAGGGTATCTAATGACCCAGCCACACCACCCATCAAATCGGATATAATATTTTTAACGTAAGATGTTGTTGCGATTTGGTTATCATTTGTGCTATTAGAAGCAGTAGGAGCTGTAGGTTTACCAGTCAACGCAATAGAATCCGCAATCTTGTCAGAAGTAATAGCACCAGCAGCTATATCTGTTGTAACCAATGGACTAGATGAAACTAAACCAGTGCTGTTTGTATGTAAAATACCAGTTCCTGCTGTTTTTAAAAGAATTTCAGAAGTATTAATATATTCAAAATTAACACCAGAAGTAGTTGTGTTGTCTATTTGTGTAACTGTTGGTGTTTTACCCATTTTTAACGAACCACGTATAGACTTAAATGTAAATGACATATAAATTATATATATATTTTATTTTGTGTTATATAAATTAGCATATTCTGTTTTAATTTTGGACTTAATAAACGCTAATTTTTGGGCATTGCTTGTTTCTGAATAGGCAACATTAGACATATTGTTAATGTTATTATTTGCGACAATTGGCTCTGAATGTTTATTAGTCATAATTTCGTTTTGTCTTATTTTATATTTCAATAAAATTTGCTGCTGCTGTAGTTTTATTGAATTGTTGTTTGGGTTGATCCTCATAAAGTTCATTATAGTATAATATAATATTATTTCTAATCAGCACCTATTAAATATTTAGTCTGGGAGTCTAAATATTTAGAATAATACAATAATACAATAATACAATAATACTAATATGACTAAATTATAATATTATTATATTTTTTTATACGTATAATTTATAATAATGTCAATATCGTTTCCTATAAAATACAACTCGGAAAATCAAAATAATAGTGTCATGACAAAATATTATCAATTGGAAAATGGAAATTCCAACATTAAATTAGAAAAGGACATTTGTCTACGACATATGCTTCAACAATCAGCAACCCAGTTAACATACAATTCTAATGACGTTGTTTATGAAGTTGTTTCTTTTGCTACCAATTTGAGCATTGAAGACCCGAATTGCTCTATTAGCAATCCAACCGCATTCAGTATTGCCGCTAAATATGTTCAACAAGATTTTGTAGAAGAAGACCCATTGAATCCTATTTATTCACACACTGTTATTATAGGAACAAATAATTTTGGCTCTCTTGAAACTGAGATTTCTACACAAATTGAATTGGCCATAGATAACAGTCCTATTTTTGATACAAATTTATTAATCACAATTAGCGACAATAATGACCCTTTTTATTCAGTAGACGTAAATAAAACTATTATCGCCACATTCAATAGCGAAGATAGTAATATATTACTATCAAAGGCAATTAATAGTGCGTACAATACAACAGATAATTTAAGTTTATTATCATTTGGTGAAGATATTGATTTTAATAATACTTATGCTTTAGGAAAATTACAAAACACATATTTTACAAAGGACCCTATAACATATGAATTAAATGCTAACACAATTAGCACAAATTACTTGTCTTCAGAAAACAATGTGACTATTCAAGTAACCCCCGAAAATATGAGTCAAACATCTTTTGGAACATTTAAAATTAAGATTGAAGAAGCTGAAATAAATGAAACTTTAAACGGTGATGCTGGTATAAAAACTACATTTCTTATTGGGGATAATGTTGGTAATACAAATAATATTGATATTTCAGAAGCAAGTCAATTAACAAAATATATAGAATTATTTAATGACATTTCATCTGGAAATAGCTTTAAAATAATGATTACCGACAAAAACGAAAACAGTGGTATTAATTTTGAAACTATTTCAGATTATGATTATTTTGATATAAATAATTTAACAATGATTCCCAATATCGAGTTTATGGAAAAAATTATTTTCGAAAATTTGCCATTAAGTGTTGTTTTAACCCAAAATCCAATGACTATTACAGTGGATTCTAGTATTGTAAATGGAGCGCTTGTTGCTGCCGAGGAAAATAAATCACTTTTTGTGTTAACTGAAAATGGAGAAACACTAGGCGTTAACGATTATAATAAGGACGGTGAAATAATTTTAGAAATAGCTCAAGAAACGGACAGAGTAGACATATTAGAGGGTATGTCCGATGTTTACAGTGAAATTCGTGTTAAGTATAACTTGCTTGACACCCAATTAAAAACTAACAAAGTTGTTCAATACAATATTGTAAATACGATTACTCCTACTGGAAATAATTATTACAACCCAGTAACAAACGATAATACGAATAATACTTCATTGTTTATAGATGGAGAATATGCTCCAGTCACTATAGTAACTCCAAATATTGTTAATGGTGATAATGAGATTACGATAATTAAAATAACACCATCTAGCACATTAACTAATAATATTGGTGGAAATATACTGTATGAGTTGAATGATACTGGGGTTGATACTCCAATAAACGCCAATATCAATGTAGATATTTCTGGTAATATTGATATTTTTAAAGAAAAATATGATTTACGTTACACTTTATACCCAAAAACAATAAGTGAATTGAACATTAGTTCTTCTGGTGATTCGCAAGGAAAAAATAACATTGATGTCCTAACTACCATATTACCAACTATAAATAACTCCGATACTTGGAAATTAGGATACCGAAATGTTGGTGATTCATTTATAAAAACTGATATCAATACATTTGCTTCGACATCTTATTTCCCAAATGTAGCTGAATGTCGTAATGTAATTAATAATAATTTGTCATTAAATATTAGTATCACATATGAGACACAAGATGCTTCTACAATTATTTTTTACGATAAAATTAGTATTTTATGTAATGGGACAACATACACAGTTACACAGGACAAAATTAATTTTATAATGAGGAATGACTTAGGTGAGTCATATTTTAAAACTCCAGTTACTAGAACTGTAAATGGAGTAAATTATTTGGTAGTAGAACAAATAATAGTAGAAGTATACAATTCAATAGTGGATTTTAATTTGGCTGGAACAACAAATTTGTCCTTGATGACACCATTGTTAAAATCAACAGTTACTAAATATTTTATTTATTCAAATACAACTACATTTACAGGGTTTACAGATGGACAACCAACAACTTTATCATATACTGCCTCAAACAGAGTAGTTACAAATTTGACTCAAAGTGTTCTTGAAACTAACTCATTAAAAGCATTTGAAATTATCCAATTGTATAGTGATGATACAAAACTAGCTGTTCTAAATTTCCAAATAACTAAACAAACTATTACTTCATTAAATGCCCAAATTCAATTCAGAGATGATAAATTAGATTCCACTTGGGAAAATATTGGACCAGTTATTACTAATATAGAGCCATATTTAGGAACTAATCCAGTATTAACAAATGGAGTAGAGGGATTTACTAATACAACATCAGTAAGTCCAAAATTAGAAACAAATCAAACATTGATGATAGATAAAAATTACTATTTCACACCTTTGGTTTTAGATTATACAAATGTCACAGGAAATATTACAGGTTTTAGATATGACACTGAAAATATGCCTTCTGAATTTGATACAAATTTTAATCCTGGTAATTATACAAGTGCGGCTTTACCTGTGATTTCAAATACATTAAATCTAAGTTCTACAGTTACATATGGTGCTCCGGATGAAACCCAAGGTAATGCCACATATAGTGTTATTGTAACTGTAAGAGATTTAGACAACTCAAATACAAACACAAACATAATCGCACAAATTACTATTCAAAAACCAAATTTCAACAAAACATTAGTTATTGCTAAGATAAATAAACACTTTTTTAAGATTATAAAAACAGTTGGAGTGACTGAATATCCAAAACTATATCTTACTACTTTCGATTATAACGATATATACCCAAATACTGGATTGTTTCAAATACCAGATGGTTTACAAGTAGTTTTTGATAGTATAAGTCAACACGATTTTATAAATTTCAAATTACGCACAGATAAAATTGCGGTTAATCTTGTTAAAGATACATTAGTGACAGCAGTTCCTGATTATTTTGAAAATCTATCATTCTCAAGAGAAGGATGTGAAATTTTTTCGATACCATATTACAGAGGATATACAACATATAATATAGACGGGATAGTTTCATATAAATACATTATTAATCGTAAAAACTTAGTTTCTTGTGTAATCAATGCTAATGAAGATTACCAGGCAGACTTTGACAGTGGTGTATATGTTAATTATCAGAATGTCATAAGTTTTAATGATAACATTGGGTCAATTGGAACACTAATAGTTCCCAAATTTTCTAGATTAGCTAAAAATAAGTTAACAAATAATCAATTGGTATTGGATTTAATGGTTATTAGCGATGAAGTAGAAATTACAAGAAGCACAAATAATGGAAATAGTGTAACAGTTACAACAAAATTATTAAAAGATTTTAAATTATACAATTTTGTTAACGGACAGATATTGAAGGCAAATTGTTTAAGAGTTTTAAGCAATAACATTGTAGACGATTTTTACAGACTAGAATATAATAAATCAAATACACTTGTCTACTATAATAATAAATATATTGGTAACCCTGAACAAATAAATACTAATAATGAATGGGGATTACCAATAGTAACAAAATCTTTCGAGGACTCGAAAAATGGTTTTTATGTAAATGAATTAGGTGAAAATGTAAATGGATTTTTGTATGTAGAAGTAAGCGAAAGCAGTAAAACAAATTCTGAAACATTATTTGTAATCGCTTGTCCACATTTGAAAGCAACTCAAATGGGTGTTGATGGTGTTAAAGATTTTTTGATTGACAAAACTAATAGTTTCATATATGACGAAACCAAACTTTTAACAAAATATATTCCTATTTTTCAAGACCCGAATAATCCAACACAGCTTGTCAATGTCATAGGAGACTATACTTACTATTACCCATTCACAAATACAGCAAATGTTAATAATGTAGAATTCAAAACTATTGTTACCAAATCTATTTACCAATACGGTATCTCCAGTCAAAATGTTGTTCCTATACATTTTAAAATAAATGGTTCCAACATCGAAATTAAGGAAATCAATGTTAATAATACACCAACAACAAACGGTCCAAACGGAAACGGTATCATATTCAGTGGACTAATAAATGATTTAATTAATATGACTGTAAGTAATATATATTACAATTACATATCTTTGGAATCATTTACAAATGGACAATTAAAATTGTCATACACTCAAGATAAGAGTAATTATTTTGAAGAAGTATTTGATGGTGCTAATTCAGATATCAAGCCAACTAACAATATTAAATTTATTATTGGTAACTGTTTTGTCCCTTCTGGTGTGTATAAATTGGTTTCATCTATTGCTAAGGGAACAAAGGTATTTGTATATGATATGGTAAAGAGAGAAACAGATACTGTTTTATTGAAATACGAGATGGAAACAATTGATTATACCAATTTACCAAATGGAGTCAGAATAGAAAAACTCATTTTTGCTCCTAGAAAAATATACAAGAGTGTTGTATCTTTTAATCCAATTGTATTTGGAGAGAGATATGAAGATAGATACAGTAATATCAATGCCGCTAATATGACATTAAATAATGCCGAAATTGTTTGGACAGAAATCACTTCTCAAGCTTTAGATGATAATTTTAGTTTGATTATACGAGCTATTAATACTGAAGGTTTGAGTAACATTATTGAGATGATGTATGCTACAGCGGATATTCCACTCAATTTTACAGTGTTTAAAATGGCAAATACTATGGAAATTCTAGCAAGTGATGGAACACCCAAATTTATAATTTCACCATTTGGTCAAATTCAAACTCCAAGCATTAATTCCAAAGATTTATCTATTTATGATTTGTCTTTGACGTATAATAGCAATGTTGAAATTATCAAATCGACTGTAACTATATTGAATGAATTAGATACTCCATAAATAAATTGATAAATCAACCAATAAAAATAAGAACCTATAAAGATATAAATATATAGATACATATAACATATTATATTATGTCATATGTATATTTATTACTAGCAACTCCATTAAGAGACGCTACTTATGTCGGTGCTACAGTAGATTTAGATAGAAGATTGCGTCAACACAATAAGGAAATAAAGGGCGGCGCACACGCAACTGGCGCAAAGGTTGCCAAAGGAAACGAGTGGATACGAGCAGCCCATGTAGCAGGATTTCCTGATTGGCAAGCCGCCCTACAATTTGAATGGCGATGGAAACAATTGACACGTAAATTGTCACCACAACTGAAACCACTTGAACGACGTATTATTGCGTTAATACAATTATTAGCATTAGAAAGACCAACTACAAAAGCAAAAGCATATACTGAATGGGAAACTCCACCAATTGTATTAATGGAAGATGACGAAGCTCAAAGCTTATTTGAAAAATATGGTAATGCTAATGGTAAAGCCGTATAAATTTGGAACAAAAATAAATCTATAAATATAGTATATAGTAATACAGTAAAATATGATTTACAGGGTTACTATTGATAATAAAAACAAATATACATTTACAGGTCGTCATATTTATTCTTATATTCATTTACTTGCGGAAACAAAAGATACAATGAATCTGATAAATCAGATAATATTATATTACAATAACAGCTATTATTTGGAGGCGGTTCAAAAATTGTTATCCAGAGGACATAAGAATTACAATGAAATTGTTTCTGCCATTGATAAGATGATGAATAGAGAAGAAGTTATTTACATTGAACCGATAACATTGTCGACGGAAAAATCGGTCAAAATATTACAGCTGTATTTCGAACAGGATGAAAATGAAAATATTCCGATTCCACCTGTTACCATATTAGAGCCATAAAATAAATATTACTTATTATGCGTTAATAATTGTTTCATATAATTGATTTCTGCTTTCTGTGTGCTAACGATTCCTTCCGCTAATTTTTTAACCCGTTCCGTATCCGTTTTTTGTAGTATTTCTTCGCTTGTTAGCAATGCCATAGAGTGATGTTCAATCATTTCCTTCAAATAATCCTCATCATATATGTATTTCTGTGTTTTATATAAGTAAATAAATACAGATAACCCAATAAATAAAGATAAATAATATGGTAGGCTAAAAAGAGACATATGATAATCATACATACCAACCTCTATGAGACCCATCATCATAGCCATAATAACAGACATATAAAATTTGCCTACACTGAAAGTAATATTCGAAACAGAATTACTCATAATAAGACCCATAACAAAAAACTGTATGAGAAAACTTGAAACAAACATTGACCAAAAAGACCATCGTAAATCCATATTATACTAGTATTGTATTATATTAGTATAATAAAAACATTAAGTTACACATTTTTTCTTGTTTTTCTTATTGTTTTACCCCTTGTTTTAATACTTCTCTTGTGACTATGTTTTCGACTCTGCTTTTTCATAGAGCTTTTGATAAAAACATTGATTTCCGATTTCTTATTTAAAATTAATTCAACGATGTTCTGATAAAACGAGCGAAATTCCTTCTTCATTTTTGAAAAATCATCTACACAAATCCATCGTATTTCCGCT